CAGCGCCTGGATCTGTTGGGTCAAATCCTTCTTCTCTCTCTATTTCTGATATCGGTATTGGAAATGCATTGATTACTCCATATTCTGGATGTATATCATTGAACAAGAAAAAGTCTCCGTATTTACAGAGATTTCTGACCCACATTACAAGATTAAAGTCTATATTTAATGTATCATAAAAAAGTTCATTAAGAATTTTTTTAATCATTCTATTTTCAGAGTATATATGAAGAGCTTGACCTTCAACATCAGGAGAAACACATTCTTCTGAATAGATATCTAGTGCTGAGCTTATCTCAGGTGTTGCTTCCATTTCTGAGAAGTCTGAGTATCTTGCCATTCTATCATATGAACCATAAGCTCTTAGCGTACTATTGTAAACGTCACTATGAGCTTTTCTAAATACTTCTAAAGAAGACTTTGAACTAGATGTTTGACTAAGAGCTTTAACTTTTCTTTTAATAACTGGGCCTGATCGAAACAGGCCAGTAAGCTTTTTAAATAAGTTACTATTATCAGTTGCCATAAATTATTTTCCTATTAACCACCTAAAATCACCTAATGGATTTTTTTTTATTATTTCTTTACTACCTTTATTTTCACTAAAAGTAGTTTAAGGCATATAAACTGGAATAAAAGGATTCACAGAATTCTGGTTATTATTATAGAAAGGGGATACAACAGTTTTATCTATTTTTGTATTATTTGACTTCATGCCTTTTAATATAGCATCAGCTTGTTTCATTTGACCAACATTATAAGTATTAGAGTTGCTTTCAGATAACCAGCATCCTATTGCTAATGACATTACAATATCATCGTTGTATCCTCTCATAGCAGTAATTTTTTTACCATTCCATATAAAAGTTTTAAGCTCACTTATCAATCTCTGTGAATATGTCTTAATTCTTCCATTTCTTAGCGCTTCTTCGAAGTTAGCAAGAATTTTATCTCTACTCTCTTTGTTTGTATTAAACCCAGCTTTTCCTAAGTTGTTTCCTTCACCATAAAGATATTTGTATTTTTCTTTTTCTGAAGAAAAGTAAATATTTTTATAACCAAGATCACCTAGTCTTAAAAGTGTTGTGTAACCGTAAGCATTGTTTTCTGGACATATCATTGCTTGATTAAATCTTCTTGCTATGTCATATAGTAATGATGCAAATTGGTCAGGAGGTATTTTACCTTTAAACTCAGCAGAAACTGACATTTCTTTAGTATTAATTACATGAAAAGTTGAATAGTCTCCACTGTCACCTCTTGCAATATCAGCTGAAAGTGTGTAAGTTACCCCTTCTAAAGGATACTCCCAATACCACACATTATTATTAGGTCCAGTTTTTTCTATAGGAAACTTAGTTAATATCCTTAATTTATCTAAAACTTCGCCTGATATGAATGTGTCACCAGAAGAAGCAAAGTCACATAAAAGCTCTTGTGATATTTGCTTTTTAGACATATTCTTTGTTTCTTTATTAAACCACTCATCTTCTCTTTCAGGATGAACATCCCACATCAATTTTATAGGATTAAATTCGTTTTCTTTTCTTTCAGCTTTAGTATATATTTCATGATATTGTCCACCAACGCCGTTAGGTGTTGATAATAATATTGCTCTACCACCTGTTGATAGTGTAGGGTATAAACCCATCCACAATTCATCAAAATTTCTAACAAAAGCTGCCTCATCAACTATGAGAAGTGATAATGCTTCTGAACGTCCTGCATCTTCAGATGTTGGAACTGCTTTTATTTGAGAACCATTTGAAAACTCAACTTGTTGTTTATTGTTTGCTGTTATAATTGGCACAAGTAACCAATTTGGCATGCTTTTAATATAAGTTTTTACTTTTCTAATAAAGTTTTGAGCAACTGCAAGCTTTGTTGCTATAATCAATATGTTCTTTTCTTTATAGAATATAGCTTGCCAAACAGCATAAGCTGCTACTAGAGTTGACAATCCTAACTGTCTAGACTTTAGAATAATATTAAATCTATTATTGTTAAAGTCATCAACGCAAACATCTTGAAATTCAAATGTATTAAACGGAATAAGACCTTTAAGTGGATGTTGTATTTTTAAATACTTGTTCATAAAGTAGACAGGATCTTTACCACACTTTACAATTTCAGTAATCTGATGTTTTTTAGATCTTGCCGCTTTAGACATATTTTATGCAACCTCATACATGTAAGTACATGAAAACTTTATTTTTCTCATTGGACTAAATGGGCTGTTTGTTAATGTTTCACATGAGTCATAGTCTTTTGTTTTCTTAGCTTTTAATGCTCTACCTGAAAGTTCTTTAAATGATGTCTTTATTGTCTTTAGTCTTTCAGATATCATTTGATTAGCTTCTTTTTTCAAATCTTTCATTTGAAAATGCAAATCTTCTTCTCTTGCTAAGTTTAAAATTGTTCTATACGTAATCAATAAACACTCACCATCAAGCTTTGAAACAGTTTTTCTAGATCCACTCTCTGATGAATAATTATATACATTATCTATAGCACTACCAATATTAGCAACTAAGTCATACTTCAT